TACAGATTCTGGATCTTGAGAGTAAGCCTTAATATCAAACTCTTTTTGTGATATACCGTTTACAACTATATTAACAAACTTAGATATAACAGGTACAGGTTTCCAGTCTAAATTTAAATAAGATAAATCACCATTAATAGATAATTCATCTTTGTATTTCTGAACAGACTGTTCTCCTCTTGCGTATAATCTTAAGTTGTGAAAATTATTCCAACTAGTCAAGTATCTATTACCGTTAGTTCTACCTTGATCAAACCATTCAGTTTCAATAGCGGATGCTACTTGAGATCCATACTCCCATGAAGCTTTTTCTGCGTCCGGTACTACCTGACTTGGAAAAGCGCTATTTGAATTAGTATATATTTTCATTTATTCAATTATTTTTGACAATGTACCTTTGTTGTTATATTTTTTAAAACCTAAATCATAGACTTTCTTTTGAATTATAGGGTTTGGCCTATACTTGTTTTTATTACAAGCCATTATAGCTAAACCAGAACTAATCGATGCATCGTGTGATGTTCTATTATTTATATTAAACTTAGCCCAATCTTCTAAAGTTCTTTGAAAATATACGTCGCCATAATTTCCATCTTCTTTTAAACCAACGTATTCTTCTATATAAGATTCTATAGCCGCAGCGTGCGCTTGTTTTATATCTTCACTAGAGTTAGGTATTCCACCTATTTCTCTTTCTGTTGTAGATAATTTATTATATTTTTTATCAGGTCTATTTATAGAATAACCTCTATAACCTCTACGTTTAAAATAATATAGTAATCTTGGTTTATTATTTTCTGCTAATATTGGCATACCATAAAACACACAAGCCATTAAAACATCTTCAAAAAATATTTCAGCTGTTTGTGGGCGAGCGATGTATTCTAAGAAAAAGTGATTTGGCGGTACGTTATCCATGCTAAACTTAGTTAAACCCGTTAAAGCACCGTTAGAACCTCTTCTATCTACAGTTCCTGATATGTCATAACTATCACATCCAAAAGCGCCAGTATGTTCGTTACCAGGCCATTTTAATCCGTTCTTAATAGTTACATTATTTTGCATTTCTACAGGTGGTATCCAAGATACAAAAAACCTACCTTGTTTACTTGGCATAAAAATAACTTTTGTATCTTTAACACCATTAACCCATTGAAATCCACCTTGAGTTATAATACCGCTGTTTTTTAAATCAGCATTCCAGTCTATTTGCTGGTATATCTTAGTTAGGTTAAACAAAGAAGATTTAGCTTCATCTCTGAAAGCGTGTTCTTCAGTTCTTGGAAATTGACGATAAAATTCATTTAAACCGTCTTGATCTTCTTTTAAACCATTTACTTCATTTTGCCAATATTCTATTACACCTATTTTTATTTTCGTGCCATGAGGGTCTTCAGCTGGCTCTTTTGGCGTGTTGAATACAGGTACGCCATAAGCATCAATGTATCCTTCGTAGTTCCATTCCATAGGTATGAACAAACTATATAGTCCCGAGCTAGTCTGTCCATTGGCGTTTCTTTTTGTAACATCTGAACTATTATATAATTTTTTAAAATTATCTCCTCCTTTATCTAAAGCATTTGATGTACTTCCCATCATACACTTACCAATAACTTTACTACCTAGTCTAAGTGTTGTTTTTGTAACACGCCAATTATTAAGAATATTATTTGGTCTCTCCCATTTACCACTTTCATCGTGTACTAATAACTTAAGTTTTTCACCATCATAACTGTTGTCTCCTGTGTTTTTCCAATCAATTGTGGTGTCAAGACCGGTAATTTCTTTAAGTGTTTCATTGGAGTCAAGCTTTCTACGAGTGAATTTAGAAGCAGGTACTCTGTACGCAAGTTCTGTTTTTGGCCTATCCATACCATCTTGGATTGGTTTGAAAAAGAACGGGTAATTAACGGATATGGGTACAACCTTGTCGGTGAACATTTTTTTTGCATCGGGGCCAGATTTGGACAAAATCCCAAACCGTGAATCCGTTGATATTGTCGCCATGTTGACACATTCTCCAGAGGCCATGAATGAAAATCCAGAACGTCTGTTCTTGAGGTAGCACATACCATAAGACCTGGCATCAGCTTTACATGCTTCCCAGAAGATGTAGAATAATCTATTTGCTTCTCTAAAATCTGGTTTCCCAACATCAATCTTGGACCACTGCAGGTACATGTAATGAGTACCAGTAATATAGGTAGAAACATTTTTGTTATAAAACCAAAAACCTTCTTCTCTATAACCAAACTCCTTATCAATGTACTCATACCACTCTTCTTTAAAATCAACTGGATATTCTTCCCAATCAAATATTGTCTTTATTTTACTTAAAGCTTTTGGAAGTTGAATTCTTTCAAATGTTTTTGAATCAAACTTAGTAACTTCTTTTTTCTTAGGTAAAGCTATTTTAAGATTTTGTATCTCGTATATTTCACCTATTTCCCCTGTTTTACTTATAACTACTATATCATATTCTTCGTTATAACCGTAATCCCATTTCTTATATTTATTCTTGTGATTTAACGTCTTAGAATCTATATAGTTTTTTAAAACTTTATACAGTGATTGATCGTACATTATTTTGATCTACCTTCAGCAAAACCCTTAAAAGCTTTTTCTTCTTTAACTTCTTTTGGTTTTTCGTTTAATAAATCTTCTTCTTCTTGTATTCTGTTTAATATTTCAAAAGCATCGAATATAGCTAGTTTTTTTGTAGCTGCTGCGTTTTTAAGTCTGTCAGCTGATATATCATCATCTGAATCTACTATAGGTTCTTTTGCAACCTTAATTAATTCCTCAACTGCAACTTGCCCAGCTTGGATTATATTCAACTTCGTTTCCTTCGTTTTCATACTTTATAACAATATCATTTGATTTCATACAATATAAGCGCTCATCATCTACAATAAAATCATACTCACCGTAAGGTGTATAACCTAAAGTGTCGCCCTCGTTTATTCCTAGCGCTTCTAATGAACTATTACCTATTTTTAATATACCAATAAGCTTTTGCTCTTTAGCAACTTCTAGCCCGTCTTTTATCTTTAACGGTTTTATAAAACATCTATTGTTTATAGAGTTCCATTTGTTATCTTTTTTATAAAGATACACTTGATCTAAAGCACAAAAATACATACCATCTATAAAACAAGATCTACTTTTCTTTTTAACACCTTTCATATCGTAAAACGTACGAAAAACATTATGATGAATTACTATTAAGTCACCTTTTTTTATAGGAGTTTTATAAGCGGTTGGAACTTCAATAACCTTAGCTATATTGTTCACAAACTTAAAACTTTCTATCTTAGTGTTAAGTATTATTTTTTTATCTCCAACAGCAACCTCATTATCATATTCATTTCCAAAAGGTTTAACTATGAAGTCATATAGACTTTTCATTAATACTCTAAATCGTATTCAACTGATATTGCCATGTTAGAATTAAATTTTTTCCATGGCAATATGTCGTTGTTTTTTTTAATATGTATATTATAAGATTTATCAGAATCATCTAGCAATATATGTGATATTTCATGTCCACCATATACTTGTTGCCCTACTGAATAATGCATAGCATCATTTTTGTAGTCAGATCCAATGCTGATCTTTCTAATATTATTTGTCATCTTCTTTTTCGATTTCAGTATAACTACCGTCTTCTAAATTTACGTTGACTTGACCATATTCATCTTCTAGCTCTTTTTTAACAGCCTCTAGAGATTTATTGTTATCTGCTAATTGAACTAAAACACCTTGTTTTTGTGCTTCTAAAACACCAATTGTTCTCAGCATTTCATTTTGCTGTTTAGTGATCTCTACAATTTTCTTTAACTCTTCGTCTTTGATTTTCTTTACTTTGCTCATAATTTAATTTAATTTAATTGTTATTACTTATTATTATTATTACTTATACTTTTGAATTTTTCCACTCCACGTGAACCAAAATAAGCTATATAAACAGTCGTAAGCAACTGCTTTAATAACCCAATCCACTCTTGCTCTACTGTAAAAGATATTTCGTGATGACTATCAACCCATATAAAGGCTATAGCCATAAAAGATAAAAATATTAAAGCCATAGGTCTAGTGTTTTTAGAAAGCCATGAATCTGATTTCATATCACTTTCCCATCGCCTCGTTATTTGACCCTCCGCTTCAGCATTAGCTTTATCCATTATTTCTTGGATTTGCTTTTTAATCAGCAGTTTTTCTTCTTCCGTAGTAGTAAGCTTATCGATAACATCACCAACTTCTTTGATAACGCCACCTGTAAGCCATTGAATTATTTTTTTCAAAATTTAATTATTAACTGCGCAACCGCAAGAGTTACCAGATTTTTTAGATCTTCCGGATTTTAAATTTATACTAGGTAATTCTATTTTGCCTATTTTTCCTCTTTTACTACCTTTGCCTGGTTGAGAAAAGTTTGGTAATTGTTTCTCTTTTTTTGGCGTTGGAGTAAGTGTTGGTGGAGGTGTTGATGGTGTTGATGGTGGAGGTGGTATTTTATCTGGTACAAAAGATAAAGATTGTCTTTGACTGTTTCCGTACTCTGTTGGAACTGGTTTGTATTTTTCAGCTGTTTTTCCAGGAGTTCCATAATCTGCCTCTTGAAATTGTTTGTAAGTTTGATTAGGTAATAAAGGATTTTTAAATGGTTTTTGAGGTCCTGCTTTAGGTGGTTTTCCACCACCAGGTGTATCAGGCGTACCAGGTGTGCCAGGTGTTACGCCACCAGGTTTACCATCTTTAACTATAAAATCTGTTTGAAAATTAGTTTTTGTAAACGTACCTTTTACCCCATCTTTTTCACCTGAATAACTTTCGCTACCTGTTGATCTTTCAACGTCACAAGGCGGTGTTGTTGGTGTTCCGCATTCAAGAGCACTAATAGGACTTATTACTCTAGATATACCACTAAAAGCAGTTCTGTGTTGTTTTTGGGATTTAGATCCCATGCTCATTCTAAACATAGTATTTATTTTTTATTTTTTCTAGCATTAAGTAATGCTTGTTTTTTTGCAGAAAATTCAGCTCTTCTTTTTTCTAGTTCTGCTCGTTTATTTGTTTTTTGAGTTTCTCTAGATTTTAAAAGTGCTGCTCTTTTTGCTTGCGCTTCAGCAAGATTTAATTCTTTTTGAGCTTTTTTCTGTGATATTGCGTTATCTCTTTTTACAGATCCATAAGCTGTTTCAGTTTGGCTTGTTCCAGTGCTAATCGTACCATCTTTAACACTAACCGATCCAGTTTCTTTTAATTGACTATTTACATCCCTCCAATTAATATTTTGATTACTTGAATCACTAAAACTTGTACCAGCTGCTTTACCACCTCCACGAGATCCCGTTTTAGTTTCTATTATATTATTTTTTGTAAATAATTTAACACTACCACTGGTTCCTCCTCTCATATAACCTTGAGTGTTTACTGTTTGATTATCTGCATCTGGATTGTTAGCTGCGTTAGCAATATCTTTTGATAATTTTCTTCTAGACCTACCACTTTGGTTTTTAGTGCTAGGTGTTACTGCTTTTTGATAACTATACCTATCACTATCACCGTCATGCACGTGTTCGCCGCCACTTGCTAAATTATGATTTATTGGTGATCCTAATCTAAACAAAGAAGATTGGCTAGCTACTTTTTCTGTTTTATCGTTTCCTGAAGCTCTTGACAAGCCAAAATTTTGTTTATATCCCATTTTTTAATTTTTACAAGATAGTTTTTTTGCTTTCATCCTTGATAGACCAGCTTCATCCTCTCCTTCTGCTTTTTTAATAGCAGCATCTCTTCTACCCAGATATTCCTTAGTAGAATGCTCTGAAGTGTGTCTTGATACACCGCTCATGTTATCTAAAGCATCTTGTCCTTTACCTTTTCTTGATAAACCTTCTGAGTTTTGTATATTTTTTAATTTTTCAGCGGGTACTTTATATGAATAATTATCCATACCTTCGCTTGTGTCTTTTCCACTCATGATTCTTGAAATCATTTCTTTTCCGTGTTTAGCTCCTTTTCTATTAGGGCCAAAGTTTTGATTATATCCCATTTTAAATATTTAATACTTGTTATAGTTATCGGTTTTATTGTATGCTTCTTTTTCCCATGGTAAATTAGGATTACCTTCATCCATTTTTGATCTAGGATATGTTTTTCCTTTCCAATAAACGTTTTTATTATCGTAATCTAAATCACCTCTTTTTATTTGATCTATATGAATTTCCTCATGATCAATAATACTTTTAGTTTGTTCTTTATTATTGACAATATCTTCTGAAATCAATATAGTACCGTTTTTATTACCTTTACCTAAAACTCCTTCTGGTAATTCTCTTTCGTATACCGGAGTAGGAAATGAAGGAAACGGTGAATTCATTTTAAAAGCCATGTTATTTTTTATAAGGAAACTTGTCGTTAAACCATTCTTGCCTTTGTTCACAACCACAAGGTAGATTAAGACCATCAGACATTTTATCTACAATGGTCTTAATACCTGTTTTTTTAGTGAACTTAGCAATACTGTCGCCTAATCCTCTAGATTGCATTTATTATATAGTATTGCTTGAAGAAAATGCAGCTTGTACAAAGTACATTTGGCTATCAACTCCTCTTACACCACCACCATCTAAAGCTAATTGAACTTGTGAAGAAACTCCACCTGGATTAGCAGTTAACGCTTTGTTTACAGCTTGTGAAGGCATGTTTTGATATACAGAAGGAACCGTTGGAGCAACGATCGCTACAGCGCCAGAAACTGGACTTGAATTTGTGTTTGTTCCTAAAGTTAATGTAAGTATTCTTCCACCCACTGATCCAGCTGTGTCTGCGCCAGCAGTGGCTAAACCTACATACTCGCTTAATGTAATAACTACTGAGTCAGCAGCCGCGCCATCTGCAATGCTTTCAATTTTTGAAACATCTAATAATACGTCTCTTTGTCCGTTTCCACCTGTTAATGCTTCTGCATTATCAATTCTGAATTTAATAAATTTTGCCATAATTTTTGTTTTTTG